TGAAATACCACCGTTCATAATAAACTGGGGCTCATCCGATGGCGGAGTAAAAAACTATAAAAGAAAGTTTCCAATCTATAAAGAACCAATAGTATATTTTGTAAAGTTTAGGAAAGAAAAATGAGCGAACATATTATACCGTATGATACTACAAATAGCACCAATCCATTTCTAATGGAAAAAAAATCAAATCTTTTACTTGGCCCTGAAAATAAAGAACTAACAGCAGAATATATTTGGAACAAAATCGGAAAAGATAGAGATAATCTTGTAGAATGGATATTCAATCATTATAGAAAAAATGGTTTTCCTAAACTACAAGAAACAGAAACAAATCTTCGTAATACATATGAAAAACTAATCAAACGAGATATTTCAGACATTCTAAATGAACGCGGGGAGATCAAAAACTCCGCTTCAATGGGTAGCAATATAATCAAACACTTTTGTTATGATTTATTATATGCTACAAAAGGAGAAAAAAGCCCATCCTGTATTGATATTTTCAATGATGATGATTTATTGAAACGAGTTATTAGAAATCGTTGTGGATATTATACAACAAAAGAAGATGGAACTGAACGACCATATGTTTTTGCGTTTTCAGACGCTATGCTCATTCAAGGTATGCGAAGCACGGCAATAGGGTTCAATGTCAGTATGTTCAAGACGCTTGTAGCGAAGTTTATTATGAAAACTCACTGTATTGAGGGAGGTAAAGTGTTAGATTATGCGGCTGGTTTTGGGCAGAGGGCATTGGCAGCAGGAACGCTTGGATTGAAATATACTGGTATTGATCCGTTCACATATAATGCTGTAAATAATATGATCAAATATTTTGATATTACTGGGAATGTCTATAATGATATTAGTGAAAATAACAATATCTATAAAGAGTTGAAAGATTATGATTTGGCTTTTTCGAGCCCGCCGTTTTTCAATCTTGAAATATATTCTAATGACAATACTCAATCATATAATAAATATAACTATGATGAATGGTTGAGTAAATACTGGGAAGAAACAGTAAAAAACTGTTTCGGATCGTTGAAAACTAATGGTATATTTATTCTTTCAATGATTGATAAATATGGAAAGAATAATCTTGGTATAGATATGTCCAGTATATGTAAAAAATATATGAAACACGAAAAGACATATAATGTGAAAGTTAGCCGATCGCATCTTTCTGGTAAAAAAGAAAGCGGCGTGGTATCGAAGACTACTGAAAGATTTTATGTGTTTAGAAAACTATAACTTCTGAAATACAACTATTGGTTCATACTTGATACGATCCATTTTGTTTCCAAATATACTATTTCGTGAAAGTCTCATTTGATATGTATGTGTTTTCTTGAAACCTGTTGCAAGTATAATATTGCTCATATCTTCCAGTATATCAAATCCATTTATTTCTTCTTTCATATTCAATATGAAATAACCATTTGGTATAAGTAGTTGTTTTATATTTTCTACTGTATTTTTCCACCATTCGTTTATGAATGATAGATAGTCTTCTGTATATGCCGCTTGATCTTGACTATCATCATATTTTTCCATATTGAAGTATGGCGGGCTGGAAAATGCAAGATTTACTTTTCCAATATATTGTGGATCACAATATTTTTCCGATCCTGATTGTATAATATCTATTTCTTTATTCAATGTAATAATGTTTTTATTGAAAAAATCATATATGTTTTGATTTGCAATAACTGATTTACTGTATGGATCGACACCAATATACTTTATATGATATGGAAGTGATAGTGCCGCTAATAATCGTTGCCCAAACCCCATACTGTAATCGTAAATGATATCATTTTCTTTTGTATGTTGTGAATAAATATATTTTGCAATCATAGGGTTGAATATACTTGCTTTGAACGCAAGTTTGCTGTTTGCAAGTCCTTGTTTGATCATATTGCCAGTTATATTGAAACCTTGCGATAGTCTATTTTTTATTGTTGCAAATAATAGTTTATCATTCTCAAATGTTTCCAGCATAGAAAGTTTCTTTCCCCAACCACGATTTACTTCGTAAAAATGTGGGGAAAAATGCTTGAATGTGTTTATGCCTACTTGTTGGAATGCCTGAATGATATTGTCTTTTTCCACTATTATATTTGGATCCATCTTTCTCAATGCAAGAAAGTCTTTGTATAGTTCATCGTTTGATAGTATGGAGTATGGAAAACCGTTAGTTCGGTAAAAATCGAATACTGTTTGTATTGCATCATTTATTTCTTCGGCTGTCATATTTTTTACAACGGAGCGTGTGAGTTTTTTGCCGTTGATTTCGGGCATATAGGTGGTGCCGTATCTGTTTATATCATATGCTTTTTTGTTAGATATTTGTTCTAAACTCGCCAAACTTTTTTGGCGTTTTCTATTCATATAAATAGTAGCATCTTTGTATATGTATTCTACAAATTTTTTGACGTTATCAATATTACCTATCTGAAAACTTCGTGTATTTGTATTTTCGTGTCTTTGCGATATTTTTCCGCAAACTATATTTGTGTTTTTATGTAAAAAATCCACCAAACCAACTATAAAATCTATATTAGCAGTAATATCTATTATTGATCTATTATTTGATGTAATGCAAATACACCCATCACCATCAAAAAATCCACGAATAAAATGGTTCATTATGCTAAACGGTATATGTTCTTTTGGGAAACCAATCTTGAAACATTTATTTGGAACACATCCAAGTTTGCATAAGTCAGCGTGCATTTTTTTACTATAAAATGATAATATTGGATATATTTTCCCAGTATCTTTTTTTTTATCATATGTTATTTTCTTGAAACCATATATGATATTAGATAGTTTTTCTAAAATCTCTGTATCATCTTCTTTTAGTGAAATTTTCATAGCACCACGCCTATAATGTAGGTTGCCATCTGAATACATCATTCCAAGAAAATATGCCTTTTCCTCTGTATCTATTGTTTCAAACAATGTATCATTGACTTTATATCTTCGTTTATTTTCAGTTGATGGGCGTATTTTTATTCCGTTGCGTTTCAATACACGACAAACTGTTGTGCCATCTATACCCATTTCATTTGCTATGATCTCCGAAGATATACCAGCAACATATTTTTTTACTATTATGTTTATTTGTTCATCTGTTAGTTTGATTAGATTTGTTCTTGCAATATTATTTTTTCGTATAATACGAACAACACTACCATTGTATATTTCAAACTGTTTGGCTATTTCTTTTGGTTTTACCCCGTTTTGATATAACTTTATTATTTCATTTATTTGATCTTGTTTTAGTTTTTTTCTCATTATACACCGGTTTTCTGTTTGATTTTTGTTATTGTTCTCGGATGCACTTCAAATTTTTTCGCTATATCAAATATACTACAACCATTAGCAATATCTAATAATATTTTATCAGTATTTTCTTGCGAAACTTTGTATTCTTTTCGGGAAAATCTTCTATTATTTTGTTGTGTTTTTAGATCGATATATTTTTGATATTTTCTATCAAGGCGCATATGTTCTTCTGATCCTTTGTGTAGCCAATCCATTAGTTTTGATATTTTTTCATTTCCGCCAGTTTCAAAATCATATGTATTGTTATTAGTTTGCGAAATACAGTCAAATCTAACGGAAATGCCAACTTCATTTTGAATAATAGTTTGAATATCAGCACAGCCTTCTTTTGTGCTGACCAAACTCCATTTCCATTCATTGTTATTTTTTCTATATGTTAGACAACCATCTCCATCAAACATACCACGAATAAAATGATTGTTTAGTTTTGGATCTAACCATTTAGGATATATAATAATAAAACTTTTGGCGCGCATACAGCCAAGTTCAGTCATTTTTGAGCATAAATGTTTGCTGTATAATGTAAGATGACAGGTTGGATATTTTATGCCTGTCTTTCTAATAACTTTTTCTGTTGGTAGTCCTGTAAATTTTGCCAGCTTTAGTAAATGATTATGATCAGCATCTTTTAGGACTATGTTGAATGTATTGGCCATATCACCATTATACGCATCAGCATAGAAAAAGCCAAGCCAATATGCTTTTTCTGGTGTGTCTATAATATCAAAAATATGATCATCAAAAAAGGTAAATCTATGTGAATCTTCTTTGTTTCTCAATATGCCAGCATTTTTGGCCCATCCTTGTATCTTCCCTTTACCAATACTATATTTATATCCAAGTGATTTTGCCGAAACACCTTTATTATACAAGTCGATAATATGTGGTATTTTACTAATATGAAATACTTCCTTTATATTTGTAATATTATTATTTGTAATAAATGTTTTGATTATGTTAGCATCATATTGTAATATTTTTGCTATTCTTTTTATTGCAAATCCGTCTTCTGTCATCTGCCTGATCTGTGCTTCGTGTGCCATTGGCATCTCCATTCCGCTATTGTAATACCTGCATATGCACTTGTCAAGAGCAAAAAGTGCCTGACGATGAACTAAAATTTGCTCATCAAATTATGGACAAACACGTCGAATGAAGACGCCAAATAAACGAAGGGAGCCGATATTTCTACCGACTCCCTTGAAAGATAAGAACTAACTATTCGTTATTATTCGATTATGCACCGATTATAACGGACTTGTTACCCTTTGCACAACCACGTGGATTGACAATGCCTAACCCTATGATTTCATTTATTACCCAGCCTAATTTTAGTTGCTTTGGTTCATCCGCAGGTAAAACCTCAATATCCTGCCTGATGGGCATAACGCCTACGAATTCCGGATCGGCAGCCCCATATACTGTCCCGGGTGGAACAATCTTGCTAACAAGAATGTCCGCGCCCCAAAGATGAGCATATAAACCGGTTTGCAATATTTCACGTTGCGTAACCGGATCTATTTCTCCGCCACCAACTCCTTGACCACCACCCGACGCCCACTTAAGGATGTCATTGAACTCGTTGATGTTCATGAAGAACTTCGTTGTTACGAGGTCCCAGCGATCGACCTGGACTTTGATTTCTGCGAGGTCGCGCTTGAGAAGACCTGCGTCTGCGATGTCCATTACGGTGTTTTCAACGCTTGATGCCGCATCAACGGCCGCGAAAACGTTTGCATCTTCCTGTGCCATAATCTCTTGACGAGCCTTCTGCACGGCACGGTCGATGACGTTGAATCTGCGTCGCTTGACTTCTGCGATGCGAACGGTTGGATTCGAGTAAATCTCGAACTCGGGAACCACAACACGGTCGCCGAATACGCGAGACTCTGGACCGGTGCCGTTGCTTGAAATAACTACGGCTGCGACGTCGATATCTCGGTCGTATGTGGGAAGTGCACCCTGTGGAAGAGGGTCAACAACGAGCAGTCTACGAGC